TAAAGAATTTATTGGAAATGGTTCCGATAAAGGAAAGGCTACATACAATTTCAATGAATTGGGATTTAGAGGTGCTTCTCCAAAAAAGAAAGGATTTAAAATAATGAGTGTTGGGTGTTCTCATACCGAAGGTATAGATGTATATGACCATCAAACTTGGCCTACACAAGTTTGTTCACATATACCAAATAGTGTTAATTTAAATTTAGGAATTAGTGGCAGGAGTAATGATTATATAGCTAGAAGTGTTTTAACATATGCAAATGAATTCAAACCTGATTTGATTTTAATTATGTATACTTACCCAAATAAAAAAGAGCATTACACCAAAAATGGTGGAATAGAACCATATCATCCAAACCCTTGGGGATATTTTGATGAAGATAGAGAAGGTAGACTAGAATGGGCTGGTATCGTAAGTTCTTCAAACGAACAAAATGATTTAATGAATTGGTATAAAAACCATTTATTAATTACATATTATTTAAAAGATATGGGTATACCATTTTTATGGAATGGGACATTTGTGGGAACTGATTATAAAGATGAAAATAGATTCGATGGAAATTATCCTCCCCTAAAAGATACACACCAACACGCAACATATTTAGAAAATAAAGAATATGCTCAAAGATTGTATAATCACATAGAAAAGCTTGGTATTTTAAAAAAATAATCGTATATTAAATAAAATAAATAAAAATGAGTGAACAATTAGAATTATTCCCACAAGAGGAATTACAACAAGAGGTAAATATTCCAGAAGCACAACCTATTGCAGATGCAGAATGGTGTTTCCAATTTTTTAACAACGAACCAATTGTATTTGCATGGTCAAATGAAGGTGAAGAACCTAGTCCTTTGACTTTACAATTAGAACCAAATCAAGGTGAAGGATTGAATTTCCAACAAAATGAAATGGTATTTAGAATCTTCCCAAGACAAATTACAGAAGAAACAAAAAAACAAAGAGCAGAACAAAATGAAAGTAAAAATAAAGAAGCTTAATAAAAACGCAATAATTCCATCATATGCAAAAGATGGAGATGCGGGTATGGATTTGGTTATAACGGATATCAAATTAGAAAATACATATGATATTACATATGGATTTGGTATTGCAATTGAAATTCCAAAAGGATTTGTAGGATTAGTATTTCCACGATCTTCCATTCGTAAAACCGATTTAACACTTAGTAATTCCGTTGGTGTAATTGATAGTGGATATAGAGGTGAGTTACAAGCTACATTTAAAAAATCTGGTTTAAATAAATACAATATCGGAGAAAGAGGTGCACAACTTATGATTATACCTTATCCTGAAATTGATTTTGAAGAGGTAGAAGAATTATCTAATACAGAAAGAGGCGAAGGTGGATTCGGCTCAACTGGAAAATATATATAATATGAGTTTTTTCGCAAACGAAAATAATAAAAAAGAGCATAGCTTGTGGGTGGAAAAATACCGCCCACAAACTTTAGCAGATTATGTTGGAAATGAAGTGGTAAAAGAAACTATTCAACAATATTTAGATACAAATGATATTCCCCATTTGTTGTTTTATGGTAAAGCAGGCACTGGTAAGACCACACTTGCTAAACTAATAGTAAATACAATTAAATGTGATAGTATGATTATCAATGCATCAGATGAAAATAATGTGGATACCGTCAGAACAAAAGTTAAAAATTTCGCATCATCAGTTGGTTTTGCAGGTTTCAAAATTATCATTTTAGATGAGTTTGATTATATGACCCCAAACGCACAGGCAATCCTTCGTAACTTAATGGAAACATTCTCTAAACATTGTAGATTCATTTTGACTTGTAATTACATTGAGAAGATTATTGACCCGATACAAAGTAGGTGCCAATCATTTGCAATCACACCTCCAACTAAAAAGGATGTAGCAATTCAAGTAGCAAAGATATTAGATTATGAAAATATCAAATATGATATTAAAAATGTTGCAGATGTAATTAGTTCTTATTACCCAGATATTAGAAGAATACTTAATACTTGCCAATTACAATCAGCAAAAGGAGAATTAAAAGTAGACCATAAAATAATGGTTGAATCTAATTTTCAATCAAAGTTAATAGAACTTTTAAAATCACAAGATGATAAACGCAATCTTTTCTTAAAAATAAGACAAGCTGTTGCAGATAACAGATTAAATGATTATTCAGAAATGTATACAATGTTATACGATAAGGTTGATGAATATGCAACGGGAAATGTAGCAAATACAATTATGACAATAGCCGATGGATTATCCAAAGATGCTTTAGTAGTAGATAAAGAAATCGTATTTATGAGTACAATTATTCAAATTTTAAATATTATAAAATAATGGAACAACAAATGAACCAATTACCGCCGAATTTTAATTTAAATGACGCGAGAGATATGGATTGTGAATGTGGTGGAAAAATTTTCTTACCAGGTTATAGATTCAAAAAGATTAGTAGATTATTAACGGGCGCACCAAAAGATTCGGTAATGCCGATTGAATTGTATGTATGTGCGAGTTGTGGAAAACCTTTAAATGAGTTACTTCCACAGGAATTACAAGAAACAAAAATTATAGAATAATGGCTGCCAAAAAGTTATTTGACCATATAAACGCAATAACTACGGAGCAAGACCCGAAGTATTTTGATAAACTTTCAGAAGAAGATATCAAATCTTGGAGTAACTTTATGATTAATCGTTTTCTTTCAATGAAGCCTGAATGGGTGGAATTGATTGCTACTCTATTACCTTTGACACAAACTTTACAACCAAAGGAAATGTATAAGTTATATATTAGTGTAATTCCAAAAGGAAAACATTATCTAAAATACATCAAAGGTAAGGGAGAAGAAAAATACGAAGAATTTATTGTAGAGTTATTAAAAAAAGAATATGATTGTTCGGAAAGACAAGCAAACGATTATATAGAAGTATTATACGCAACAAGAGAAGGTAGAGAATATTTAAAATATGTTTGTGAAAAATACGGAGTAGATAAAAAACAAATTACAAAATTGAAATTAAAAATTTAATGTCAGATACATTTTGTATATTACCATTTTTACATATTAATGCTTATCCAGATAAAAAATTAAAAGTTTGTTGTTATTCACAAACTTTTTTAGAAAATACAAATTTGGAAAACGATTCAATATCGGATGCCTTTAATTCAGATGAATATAAGCAAATACGATTGGATATGTTAAATGGTGATAAACCAAAATTTTGTGATGTTTGTTATAAAATGGATGATGAGGGGGCTGAAAGTTATAGAACAAAGTGGAATGGGTATTATTCTCATCTAATTCAAAAATACAAAAATAAAACAAGAAAGGATGGATATAATTATCCTGATTTTGTTAGACTAGATTTACGACCTTCCAATATTTGTAATTTTAAATGTAGAAGTTGCACATCAGAATATTCTTCAACTTGGATTGAAGAACAAAATGCTTTTAAAAAATTTATGGGAATCGCGATTGATTCTAATAAAAATGAAATAAACATAACAAATTTTGATATTGATAAACGATATATAAAAAGTTTAGAACACATATATTTTGCAGGTGGAGAACCTTTATATATGAAAGAGATGTATGAATTTCTTTCTAAACTGGACAATAAAGATAAAATAGAAATACATTTAAATACAAATTTCAGTTTAGTTAAATTTAATAATAGAGATATATTTGAATTTTTTTCTCAATTTAAAAGTATAAATTTTGGAATATCTTGCGATGGTATAGGTAATGTTGGTGAATTTGTAAGAACGGGGTTTAATACAAATAATTTCATAAATAATATGAATTTATTAAACGAAGCCAAAAATAAATATGGAAATATTAAACACGTATTTCAATATACTTGTTCTATATTAAATTGTTTTGATTTTCCAAATTTTAGAAAATCTATGTATCATATGGGATATATTGATTCGGATTCTCAAATTAGATTTGGATTTGCAGAACACCCGTATTGGTTAAATGTTTCTAATTTTGAAGAAAAAACTGATATAATAGAATTATATACAAGACTTGATAAAGCATTTAATTATAATGATTTAAAAACAGAAATTAAAAATTTTGTGATATATTTAAAAACAAATATAAATCATCCAAAAAACTCAAAAGATATGTTTAAAACTTATATGAATTTTGGAAATGATTTTAATAAAACACATATACCAAAAGAATTGGAATACCTAAAAAAATATTTATGATTGATACAAAATATTTAATAACATCCGGTTGTTCTTTCACCGAAGGACATTTAATTGGAAAAACTGCATCTTGGGCAAAATATTTAGCAGAAAATAATAATTTAGAATTAATTAATATAGCTAAAGGTGGGATTGGAAACGAAGTAATAACTCAAAATGTAATAAACTACGCTACATTAAATCCAGAAATAGCAAAAGATAGTTTATTTGTAATACAATTATCAGAGTGTTTAAGATTTTTAATTTGTTGGGATTCATTTGATGAAAAAAGCAATGGTTCATTATATTGGCATCTTACTCCTTTACAATTTCTAGATAAACAAGGTAGTCGTAAAATAACTGCGGATGGGTTTGAAGGATGGGATAATGAATTTCCTTTAAATTCGTGGATTTATAAAAATAGATACGAAATATCTCAATTATATACAAATATAACATTTTCTTTAATAAAAACGTATCATAATATTATAAATTTTACAAATTTTTGTAAAGCAAATGGTTATAAATTTTTAATATTTGATGGTATAAATAACCATATACCTGTTTTAAACGAATCAAATGGTCAATGGTATTTAAAAGACTCACATGGGAATCCAAGATATGAGTTAGCGGTTTCAAACGAAGTAGAAGATGACATTAGTTTTTTTCATAATACCCATCACCCACTTATCCATAATAGACTAATAAAATCAATGAAAGAAAATCCAAACTATTATAATGGATTTACTTTAAATGAATTTATAAATTTAAACAAAGAATATCATATTGGAAATGATAACCATCCAAACGAATTAGGGTCAAAACTTTGGGCAGACCATATACAACCAATTATAGAAGAATTATTTGGTAAATCCAAATAAATTGGGTATATTAGATGTATTATGGCAAGAGTATCATTTTCACAGTATAGTATGTGGCATAGTTGTCCACATCAATACAAATTAGCATACATAGATAAATTAGGAGAAAACTCTTCTAACATACATTCAATCTTTGGAACTGCAATGCACGAAACACTTCAAAACTATTTGGAGAAATGTTTAAGAATATCAAA